CCCACGACACGAGAAACAGGTTGCTCATACTTCGGCAATTTCCCAGTTATAGATTCTACGCTCGACTTCTGCGTCAATTACGTTTTTAATAAGCTCTTCTCTAGGATTACGAAGATCAAAAAGTTCAAATATTTCAGCCAAGCCCATTAACTCTTTAGTAGGCATATTACGAACCATCTGCTGATATTGCTCTTTGGTTGGAACCTTTTTCATATCTACTCCTTTGATTAAAAAGTACTGGTTTTTATTTAGAGTCAAAAACCAGCAAAAAGTGACCGCAAGTTTCTGGGGTATCAAGGCTCCCCAAGGATCGCACGACCCCATTACAGCCTTATCTTGATAAATTGATAATACGACCTTGGAACTCCATAAAGCTCACACGCCAAGGAACAAACATCTCATGACCAACACGGCTGTCTGGACCAGCTTCGGTGCTGACACTATCGTTACCAAAGTGATCTTTGGTTACCACAACCTTGTAGGCCTGAAATCCCATTTCGTTACTGTGAGCATCAACTACACGACCTTCAATGTAGCAGTCATCTCTCCCCTGCATTGGCTTGAAGTCATATGCACGAATTACGTCACCATCAACTATTGTTAATCCAATCATTTTCTGCTCCTTGTTATTCACTATACAAGTATTATAGCATTATGGCCTTTTTGGGTAAACCAGAATTTTACCCCGTAAAAAACCGCCTAAAAACGGCGGTTTTGGGTGTTGTTTTTAAACAACAGAATACTAGTCTAATAGTCCGCTATCATCTGCATCCTTGAATCCAGCTTCCCAGATTTTTTTAATCGGTTTAACATTGATTGCAGTTTTTCCACTGTTGCGTTGAAACTTGGCAAAACTTTGAGCTAACCCGTATGCAATGCCTTTTTCCCAGGCACCTTGACGATATTTTTTAAACTTAAGATCGTTAATGCCGTGAAACATTGGAACGGCCTTGGTTAACCACTGTTCAAAATGTCTACCAATTGCTACGTTAGGATTGGCAAGATCTGCATAATCCGCTTGACTCAATAAAAATACTAAACCGTGTAATGGATCGTCGGCTACGGTGTTAAATCCGGCCTTGAGCAATTCTACTGCACGAATTGTTTCAGCTTCACCTAACTTTAGGCATTTGACAAATCCAGCATACACCACTGGCAAGTGTTTTTGGGCAGCATTAACTTCTCCGCAACTTAAATCAAGTTTTTTAAGAATACGTTCTACGTACAGAGCATAAGTGTCTTGCGCCAATACACTACTTTTAAAAAGTTCTTCGTTACTCAATCCTTTGCTTACTTTGCCATTGCTCTGTTGAAACAAACGACTACTATAACTCTCAAAATCAGCATCGTCGACTTCAATGACTTGTGCTGGAACTTCGGTGGTATATGGTGATACAATCTTGACCAGATTGATACGATGTTGGCCGTTAATTAGTGCTAACTTGCCATCGCTTTTACGTTTTACCGCTGTGGCATATCCAAATAAATTGCGGTCAAGACCCTTGACTTCGGCAATATATTTGTAAACGTTTTGTTTTTTATAAGGGCGTTGACAACTGGCTAATGGTGTGTCAACTGGGATACGATCACCGGGTGCCCAATTGCCCCACTCGTGACCGACATATTTTTCTACAGATGCTGGAATGGAAGGTTTTTTTGTTGCTGTTCGCATATTCGTTTCTCCTTTAAGGTTTGAATGCGTATTTTTAATGTACCCTAAGTATCAACAGATATTGGGTAAGTTATATAACATTGTTATTAAACTACAGACAGTATATATTAATTTGATTAAATGATCAAATATTAATTTGTCCAAATTAAATCTTTCTAAACAAATAGATACCTTCGCTCTTATAGGCTCGTTCCAGCTTGCCGTTGCCTACTCCAGGGCGGACGTTTAACAGCATATCTATCTGCTCTATGTATTGGAATCCTACTTGTTCACTTAACTGTTTCCAACGGTCCACAATAGCAAAACTTTCTTTGCCATTCTTGTAGTCGGCAATGTTCACAGCATAGATCGCATCCGGGGCTAGTGCCCGATGAATCATTTCAAGTGTGGGCGCAACATAGCCGTCAACCCATAGATCCAAGCCAGGATAGCGATTCATACATTGTGTAGGTTCGTCAGTGTAGGTTTCCAAGTTGAAGTAAGGCGGACTTGAGAATGCCGCATCATAGAATCCGGGTTCAGGATCGAACTCTTCTGACGGCATACAGTTCATTGAGAAGCCACGACCCTGTCCTTGTTCATCAAGTAGGGCGCCTAGTGCTTCTAAACCTTGAAATGTTCTAGTGTTAGGATCAATACCGGTATAATTGTATGCCATCCGACTGGTCATTGCGCCCATCATACGTCCGCCATAGCCCGAGCTAAAGTCCAACACATTACCCCACATTGTAGGACAGATATATTCCCAAATCGCCCTAGCGTTCATCGGCTTGAAATTTTGGATAGTGCCGCCATTGACCAGTTCTAAAGCACGTCGTAAATTTTTGGGTATGACTGTATCTGCCCCTTCATCACGATGTACATAGCACAACTTGATAGCACGTTTGAGTTTGTTATCGTGATTGAACCGAGCTTTCATACTCACCGTTGCATTGTCGTTCCATTTTGCATCTTGCATATTGGGAAACCAAAAACGTCCCAAGGGTAGTCCATCGTTGTTGCCTACACCCAACTGTCGGTTAACCACACTTTTATTTGCACGGGCCACATCACGTATCTGTTCTCTACAGCCGTCAAGATCAAAGTAAGTGATAGGTACAATATTAACGCTACGATAGATATCAAACACTTCCTGTTGAATAGCTTCTCGACCTGCTTCGTCGGCAGCAGTCCAACGTTCTTTACTGAGTGCTCGTAACTGTGGCAACACCGTTTCATACCCGGTGCATACGGCAGCGGTAGGAGTGTAACCCCACTCCTGACATAGCTGTTGATAATATTGCTCAAGCATTAAACAATTCCAAAATATTGATAGTGTACACCCAAGTTCCAGTTATGCGGATCTGTGATTGCTTGTCCGTTGTGTGTTTCAAACTCTGCTTCAAACACTCCGGTATATCGATCAAAGAAATTCCAGTAACTTGGTGTCTTATTGTTTAACTTATTTTCAGTTAATAATAAATCGTTTTCTTTACTGATTAAACACGTAGGCGGATTCATAGCCTGCTTAATACTAATACGATCTTGTATTAACAAATCACGGATCCGGCTTTGTGGTATCACGTGCTCGAAGATACAGCTATCTAAAGAAACTCCAACTTGCCTATAGTGGGCACCAATGGATCCTTCAATGTTGTATCCGTGTCCACGACGTAGGTACAAATCTATACCATCGCGTATCAGTCGAGCACGTTGATCTAATACAGTTAAGTTGCGATACATATTAACTAACCGTTCAACTTCTGTAGCAATAAAGTCGTCGGTAATATCATAGGACTCTTGATTCCTAACTACCGCAACCTGGCGGTAGTTTACTTCTTGGAACCCTTTGACTGCTTCTTCTAATTGTTCAAGCGAAGTCATAATCTATCTCCTTGACCTGCGCTATGGGCTTGCGGTATTTGCTCTTGTGATTAGGGATCAAGTCTGGAGTAACCCACACACCACGATCTAAATCGTACTCTGCACCATCTGCTGGTATTACCAACTTGCCCCCGTTAAGACGATATACTTCGCGGATAAACTTAAACATACTTTCTGGTACATTCCAGGTAGTAGACTTACCTACCCATTTAGCGTGACGCTCGGCTGCGGATTCTAGTGCCGCTGGATTGCTAAACGAAGCAGATACTGTTTGACAAACTTCAGTCATCCAAGACTTAGGTAACTTCTTGCCTAAACTCTTCATAACTTCATTCATATGGTACATACCCACATAAACACCGTTTTGGATCTTTTCTTGATTAGGCCAGGCTTTAGTAATAGCTTCAAGAATTTGTCCAGCAACTTCGCCGCTTGGGTCAGACCCCATTGGCTTATAAGCATAGTCATAGTGACTCATATACCAATGCTTACGTTGTTTTACTGGAGTACTGTTGCGTATTGATTCTTCAACAAGATCAATTTTCAAACGATCAAATTCGGCCTGCAGATTGTGTGCAGGAATAGTTTCGTTGTCGTGTACGTTTAAGTCGTATAAGCGTAAGTTATTACGATGGAAATCTGGCTTACCAATTTTCTTGACCACGCTGTTACTTGTACGGAAAGCATAGCTAGGAAAACGCTTGTCTGATTCTACTACCACAGTAACGTAAAACTCTTCGGCACCTAAGATTGCCAGTGTGATGCAACGGTGTTGAGCATCATATATAAACAGTTTAGTGAACTCGTAAATATTATGTTCAGCGTCAACGGTCTTAACATTTTTTGGGTCTGTGTAGCAAGCGGCTGGTTGACAGATGCGATTGTCCCACTTTTTGAGCAAGCTCAAAATAGTTTTCTTAATAACATCTCTCTGTACCTGGTAATCAATCCAAAGTACATTTTTTCTTACTTTAATACCGCCTAGTGGAAACTGGTTGCCTGAGTTGGCTACACGGCCACGTAACTGTTGTAATTGCTTGTCAGTGACGCCGTGGTTATCCTTCAGGTCTTGAAGAACTTCTTTGGCAACATCCGACAGTGAGCGCGAAATTCGCTGTATCATTTGTAACTCCTTTAAGTTTAAATTGTAATGTAGCTATTACTAACTACATAGGTAGTATAAACTAAAGAGAATTAAAAGTCTGTTGTCTTATTACAACAGATTACCATTTTCTTGATTTTGTTCAAGATTGTCCAAATAGCCTCGAAGGTCGTTGCTGTACAAGGTCAGCATAGTAGCTTCCTCTTCTTCAAACACTATCAGCTTCTGACGTTTGAGCAAGTAGTACATACCCTTAAACACACGTTCCAGTTGTAGTAGACCGTGATTGGTAAGTTCTTCCTGGAGTGGGAATTCGTAGCTCTGTAGTTTGAGAACAGCCTTGACAAACTGTAGTCCGGCCAAGGTCAATCTTAAACTGTTGGGGTCTGTGGGATTTTTAAACCAACGCTGTTGCATCTCGGTGGTTTGACCTACGGGCAGGTCAGCCTGTTGACAAAAGATTTTTGCAAGCTGTCGCTGAGTGTACCGCTTAGGGATAAATTTTGTCGCCGGCACGAAGAAGTACAACGCTAAACTTTTCCGACTTGAACAAGGTGTTAAGCTTCTTGCAAAGATTGATAGCGTGTCCTGGATTACTGAAACTTACTTTTTTATATTTTGGTCCAGGGTATGCAACCAAAATGTTATGAGTCTTGAGATTGATGGGTTGATTATCATAAAAGACCGCCCAGATACCCTCAGAGCTCAATACCTGTTCGCTTTTATAAGTAGTTTTGTTTACGTGGTCCAACAACACCGTTGGTTTTGGTCGACTCATCTCTTGTCCTTGATCTACGTTTTATTTATCTTCTTAATATACGTAGTTTAAAAACTGCCGCCATCCATATTAACATCAATATTGCTGGTAACAGTACTGTTCTTGCTTAAACTGGCAATCGTGGCCATCAAATCGTAAATTTCGGCGTGTAAACTTCTAGCTTCTTGTGGATTTAAGGTAAGCATTTTGCCGTTGCCTTGGTTCATGGCTCTTACCCTATCATTGAACAATCGCACATGAAAAGGTAAATTACTGTCCATTTGCTTCTTTCATGGCTTCTACCATACGTTCTTGGGTTTTGAACGGACCTTCGTATTCATAACGATTCAGCGTAATAAGTTTTGGACAATATGCACGAACCCAAGTACTGGAGAATTTGATAATGTAGTAGCCAGCACAGAAAAAACTCTTTGATTTTGCACCTTTTGTGTATATTGGAAGATAGCGTTGTACATCCAAGACCTGATTGTTTGGCTGACTGTTGGTAGGAAATCCATAAACATCGTACACATCTTTCTTTTCTTTCTTGGGCTTTTCTATCCGGGCAAATTCAATATTGTATTTTTTACTTAACAATTTGATTGATGTAAACATCTCACGTTGATTGTCGTGTACATAAACAAAGCCGCCTTCTTCGATGGCCATGATATTGCCGACCTTGCGACCGGAATTTTCTACAATCCACATTTTATTTTTTACAATCGTTTTAGCGATCAGTTCAGTCATTGTTGTTGACTCCTTAGTTTTCTACACTCTTGTTTCATAGCCGGGGTGTAGTCCGGGCTAATTTCTGCGATACTACAGTTGTAAACAGCTTCCTGTGGCAAGTATGAATGTATGCCATACAGAAGACCAAACAAGGCCGCACCTAACAAAATCAGGGCAGGCCACATAAGTAAATGTTCTTTGAGTCTACTCATCTTTTACTCAGGTGATAATTGAGTGCAATAATAACAGCGTCAAACACCACGCCGATCAAATTGCCACGACCAAATTCGTGTACCAGGTCCAAGGCCAACCAGCCAATAATAAACCAAGTGATTTCTATGTAGTAACGACGATACCAATTTACAAAACTATCCATATTATTTCTCCGGGTAACTTGCTTCTAAAAAACGAACAAAACTGTCAGACATTTCTGACATCTTGACCAGGTCATATTTGCCACAGAACTTTAGGAACTGTGCGCCTACCATTGGACGAGCAAGTGGTACACTACCTGCCGCAATGGTTTCTGCTATTTTAATCTTGATATCATCGGGCTGTGCAGTGAGGTCTACCAACACACGATTGCGATTGTAGTCATCTAAGACACGATGTTCCTGCCCGTTATGGTCAGTCCACCGCTGTAGCATCAGGTTATTCCACGCAAAGCCTTTTTTATCTTTGTCGGCAAAGGCTTCTGTAAGTCCCACTTTATTTTTACTTCCCACTATCCTAACCCCGGGGAACGCACTAAAGATATTGTCGGTGGGGTCTC